GCCGGCGGCCCGTTCGGGAACACCTCCTGCTGCTGCTCCGGCTTCAGGTCGCTGTAGCCGACATAGGTGCAGCACAGGCCGCGCCCGCGGTGATCGGCCGGGGTCCAGCGATCGACAGGGATGGTGATCGACTGGTCGGGCGTGCCGAGATAGTTGGTGATGTAGACCGAGGAGGCATCGCCCGCCCGGAACTTGGCATAGGGGCTGGTGGTCACGCCGCCGTTGACGCCATTCAGCACCACCACCTTGTCGGCGAGCCAGTGCTCCTCGACCGCATCGCAGTGATGCGCGGCATGGCAGACCAGCGTGTTGAGGCCGCCCTGGTCGTTGTTGCTGTCGTACTCGATATAGGCGCCCCCGAGCCGGTAGCGGCCATAGCAGCGCACCCGCGGCGGCACGGCCTGCTTCACGCTCTGGCTGCCGTCCTCGAACTTCGGCTTCGGCGGCGTCGGCGCCAGCAGCGTCTGCGCCAGCGTGCCGGCGACGGACAGACCGACACTGATGCCGGCCAGGGCTGTGGTACCGAGCGTGACGCCGAGGATCGTCACCGTCGCGCCGGCCGCAGCGGCGGCGCCGGCGGCGCTGGCGGCAACGCCGATGGCCAGCGGGATGGCCTGCGGCATTACGGCAGCCTCCAGGCATAGGTCGCGGCATCGGCATTCATCAGTTGGTCGCCGGTCTTAGCCTTCCAGGCGCGCCGGCAGCGAATCGCCATCGCCGGCCCGTCGGTGGTCGGGATCACGCCGATGTCGCCGGGCTCGGCTTCGGCCGGATCGATCAGCCGCGCGCCGACATCGGCCAGCGTCTGGGCGGCCACGCGGACGAGGCCGCCGCGGGCGAGCAGCATGCGCATGTATTCGCGCCGTGAACCGTATCTGCCTCGCCAGTCGGCCGCTGGGTCGATGCCGGTGCGCTTCAGCGCCCAGTCGGCCGCCCAGATGCAGCAGTCCATCTCCCGCGGGCCGAAGCCGAACGGCGTCGTGTCGCCAATCCGGCAGTGGACGGCGAGTTCGTGGAGCAGCTCGGACATCAGAACCTCGGCCAGGTCGCGGTCCGGTCGACCATCGTCGGCACGAATTCCAGCGCCTTGTCACCAGGGAAGCGGCGCTGCTGGTCGCGGTCGGTCAGCATGCCGAAGGGGGCGCGGCTGCGCTGCGCGAACAGCGTCTCGCAGGGCAGCGTGATCGTGCGCAGCGTCGGCCCGGTCGCGGTGAAACTGGGCTTCTGCATGGTCCAGACGCCGAGCTGCATCAGGCCGTCCAGCGGCACGAGGTTCGGACTGGTCGCGTCGAAGAAGCCGATCTCGATGGTCAGGTCGCGCCCCTCGATCTCGTCGGCATCCGCGTCCTTGCGGGCGGCCTGGACCACGGTGGCATCGACGCCGGACAGGGTCAGGGTCAGCTGCGGCGCGGTGCCGTTCACCGCCTGCTCCAGCCCGTCGATCGCCTGCAGCGGATTCCCCATCCCGTCGGTGCGGCTGCCCATGCCGCGCCAGGTGAAGCCGCCGCGGTCGATCGGCCCGTCGCCCTCCCATACCCGAAGGGTCTCGCTCTTGAAGGCGAAGGTGACGAACAGCGCGGCGATCACGTGCTGGCCGGCCGCCTGGGCGCGGATGGTGTTGGTGAAGAGGGGCATGGTTCAGCGGTACGGCCAGATGTCTTTCGTCGTGTCCAGCGCGTGAACATGGGCGGCGGACCAGACGATGCGCTCTCCGAGCTCAAGGGCTGCGGTGATGATCTGGGCCAAAGTCATCTCGGCCGTCACGGGAACGACCCGCACGCGCAGATCCATGACGTCCTGAATGTCTAGGGCCTCCTCATCCGGGCGCGGCATCTCGTACCGCAGATGCGCGACAGCGAAATGGCCGCTGGCGCCGTCCTCGGCGATATTGAGATTGGTCACCTTCAGACCGGTTCCACGCCCATGCCAAGGCATACCCGGCGCGTTGATCGTACGCTGCAGCATCACCACACCTCGACAAGGTCGATGGTCGCGGTGCCGGTGCGGGCCAGCTGGATCTCTGTCGCGCCGCTGTCGTCGGCCAGCAGCCGGAACGGCCCGCGGGCATGGCACCATTCGACAGGATCGTCCGGCGCCACCGCGGCCCGCAGCTTCGGCCGGATGTCCAAGCGCGTCTCCTCGCCCGGCAACGGCGTCACGCCGACCACGACATAGAGGAAGTCATTGATGCCAATGAACGTGCCGGCCAGGACCGGCAGCTTCGTGGCGCCGTTGAAGATCGTCACCTGCGTCGCGCCGACCGCCGCAGCCTCCGCAATGGCCGGCGCGGCGCCCCCCTGCTGAAACCCGGCGCCGTCCGTGTGCTTGGTCTTGTCGCTGTACGGGATGCCCTTGATATTGGCGACGACCTGATTGGCGTTCGCGCAATCGCAAGGACCAACCAGCGTATAGTTCGCGCGGCCATCCATCATCGCGAGCCACGACCGCCAAGCGCGGATCGTTTCGGGGCTGTAGAGCGGGACGGTCAGCGTCATCACCCAGCGGCCGAGGCCGGACGACACGACCTGCTCGCGGCCATTGATCGTCTCGCCGCCAGAACGGGTGCGCGCGTCGATCCGCACATTCTCGGCGTTGGGCTTCAGCACCGACGGCCAGGGGACGAGGGTCATGCGAAGCGAATCCGATGCTGACGGTTGATCTCCGGCACGCTGGCGAGCCCCTTCTTCACCGCCGCAGCGGCGATCTGGGCAATGGCGCGGTCGCCGTTGGCGCCGGCCAAGCTGATGTTGAACGTGATCGGCTGGGCACCCGAGCCGCTACCGCTCAGCACGCGGCGGGTTGCATTTGCCGGCGTCACATGGCCTCGGCGCGACAGGCTCAGGATCTCAGGGCCGTTTTCACCTACCAGCACCGGGCCGGGGCCTGCATTGCCGCCGGCGGCGAAGGTGTATCCACCGCCCGGAATACCGCTGGCAGCGCCAGAAACCGCCCCAGCGACCGATCCGCCACCGCCGAGCAAGCCAAGCAAGCCGCCCGCGCCAACTCCGAGGAGGTTATTGGCCAGCTTGCCCAACGGCCCTTGTCCAACCGAGGCCTGCGCCAGCAGATTGAGCAGGCTGAAGCCGACCTTCTGCAACGCCTCGCTGAAAGACTGAGCGTTCTGAATACCGCTGTTGAGTGCGTCGCCTATCGAGGCAATGGCCTGCGACGTGCCATAGGCGCTGTCGCGGGCCTTGTCCATGGCGTACTCGATCGCTTTGCCGGCCTGATCCGCAGAGACACCCTGGGCCTCTAGCGCCTTCATCACCTCGGGATTCTTGAGCAGCCCCTGCATCTCAGTGAACTGCTTCAGCTGGTCAGCCAGCGCCACATCCGGCAGGTTTTCCTTGGCCAGCTTCAGGATGTCGGGCACGCCGACGAGCACGCGGGCCTGCGCCTTGATCTGCTCGGTTTCCGCGGCCGTCAGGTTCGCGCTGTCGCGCAGCTTGTTCTTGTAGTCCTCCTTGGCCTTCGCCGCGGCCTGAGTGAGAAGCTCGTTCTCCTTCAGGGCGATTCCGACCAGACCAAGCGCGGTCACCTCGTTCTTCAGCTGCGCCAGATACTTTTCGAGCTGCGGATCCTTCGCCTCTTTTGCTTTCCTCGACCCACCACGGCCCTTCTTCTCCAGGTCGGCCATCGACTCATAGAAGGCCTTCTCGTCCGCGCTCTGCTCAAGGAACCCGCGCCCCGTCGGATCGACGGGCAACCCGGCGAGCGGCCCCGTCTCGCGCGGGATCTGGGCGAAGCCGGCCCTCGAGCTGCGCACGCCGAATGACAATTGAGCGGCGCCGGCGTCGCGCATCGACTTTGCATACCCGTCGGCGGCAGCAGCCGCCTGACCAAGGCCAGCGGCCTGGTCAATGAGGTACTGGTTGCTCGCCTTCAGGACACCGTTCACCGTATCGATGACGGCCTGGGTCACCTTCTGCTTCTGGCTGTAATCGTCAGCCTTGGCACCCGCGATAATCAGCTCGTTGGAGATGCCTTGGATCGTTTTCTGCAGTTCCGGGCCGGCCGAGGCGGAAATCTGCGAGAGGATGTCGCGCAGCTCCAGATAGCCCTCGACCGGCAACTTGCCGGACGCAAGTTGCTCGCGGAGTTCTTGGAACCTCTTGCCGAGCAGCAACAGGCCCGGGTCTTGCAGATCGTCATTGAACATCGCCCGCATCTGGCCGCGAATGTCGCTGACATTGGTCTGGATACTCTCGCTGGCCGTTGCGATCGCCTGCTCCAAATCCTTCAGCTGGGCCTGCAGCGTCGTCTGCTGTTGCACAATGAAGGCAGCCTTCTGGATCTCGGTGAAGTTGGCGATCTTGGCAATCAGGGCGTCATAGCCCTGCGCTGCCGCCGCGGTGGCCTCCTTGTTCGTGTCCAGCGCATCGTTCAGCTTGTTGAGCTGATCGGCACTCAGCGTGGCAGTTCCGCCAAAAAGATTGAGTTGACCGACGACCGCCCCCAGAACGGCAACCGCGGCGCCTGCTACCGCACCAACGGCACCGAAACCTCCAAGCAACTGCGGTAGCTGCTGGGCGAGTGCACGGATCGCGCTCGTGCCGCCTGCGATCTGCACTGCGGCATCACCGATCTGGAACCCGAAGTTCTGGATCTGCGTACCAAACCGCGACCCGCCTTGCCCGGCCTTCTCCAGCGACCGGCTGACATTGGCCGCCGATCGAGCCGCCTGATCTTCCATCGCCTTGAGATTGCGCGAAGCCGAAGTTGCGGCCTTTTTCGTCTCCCGATCGACAATGAGCCCGGCGCTGGCCATTTGGCGCTGCAGCTTGGTCAGGCTCGCCTCAAGCGAGATCTGAAGCGTCTCAACGTCGGTCGCCATGCCGTTACCTCAATGGATCGTCGCCGGCGGGTTGAGCTCACGGAGCCGCTCGATGGTCATCGGCTCCGGGCCGCCATCCTCGCCGCCCTGCGACCGGTTCCAGCCGTCGACGCAGGCCGACAGCTCCCACAGGCTCATTTCGCCGACTTGCTGCGGCGTGAAGCCGAGCGCGGCGCCGTTTCCGTAGAGGCGGGCGAAGCTGAAGCGCTCGGGGCCTCGCCCGCCTCCTCTTTTCCCACGGGGTCGCCCGGGTCGCCGACCAGGGCCGCCACCATGACGCTGAGCGCGATGCCGGCGCTTTCGATCAATGACCATTCATCGAGATGGCGCGTCACGAACGCGGCAGCTTCCGCGACCGGCATACCGCCGCCGATCAGCCCGAGCCGCAGCACCTGGTACACGTCAGAGACGTGCCATCTGCGCCCATTCAGGCGGTCGAAGACCTCCAGAGGCGTGCTCTTGGTCTTCTCCTCCAGCTCCTCCAGCTGCTTGATGGCGAGGCGATAGGTGTGCTCGCCATCGCCCCAAAGCAGATCGATCCGGCCCGATCGGCTCATCACGGCACCGTCGGGAAGTTCGGGGCCTCGGTGAACGGCACGGCGCCGTCGCTGGCGAGGGTGAGTTCCACAGTGATGAAGCCTTCCGTCTCGGCGCCGACATTGCGAGCGGTCATCAGGAATGGCCCCTGCCAGTAGCCGAACCCGACGATGCCGACACGCCAGTTGTGCGACACGCCCGACTTGTAGATCGTCTCGAAATCCGGGAACCGCTCGCGCGCCAGCAGCCCGGAACCGCTGATCTCCTCCGCGAAGTAGTTCGCGGTCACCCGGCGAACCGGCAGCTGAAGCGGGTCATCGCAATCCTGGATCGGCGTCTCGGTGTTGTTGAGCGTGCCGTTCAGGGACTTGGAGTTGATGCCGCATGCGAAGAGATAGGTGCCCGGAGCATCCGGATCCTCGACATAGAGCAGCAGTTCCCTCGCGCCGGAAACGTTCGGCTGGGTCATCGTGATCTCCGTTTCGAAAGCATCGCCTTGCCGAAGGGCGGTTCCGGCACCCGGCTATGCCGGTGTGGTGTAGGCGCTGAACTCGATCACGCCGTGGCGCGTCTCGCCGTCCGGATCGCGCAGCACCCGGGTAGTCTGGTGCTCGATCAACTGCAGGTCGTGACCGGTGACCGGGAATTTCTGCGCATGCAGGCTGTCGTAGATCGCGGCGCAGATGTCCCGCACGTCGTCGCCGGCCCACCCCTCGCGGGCCCAGACATGCAGCGTGAGATAGATCTGCACGCCATCAATGCACTGCGCTTCCCACGGCAGAACCTGCGTCTCGCCGAGCTGCACGTAGGGAAAGAGGCTGTTGTCGCCCAGCGGCCGGTCATAGACCCGGTCCTGACACTTCGCGGCAATCGCCGGGTCGGCCAAGAGGCGGGCGCGAACGGCCGCCAGCAGAGCATTGCTGCTGTCCTTCATTTCGCGAACGCCTTGATCCCTTTGCGCGCAGCAGCGGCCAGGCGGGACTTGATTGACTTCTTCTTTGCCCGGTAGGCCGGATAGAAGTAGGGCTGCGCCCTGATGCCTGGGTTGTGCGTACCTGCGAACCGGCCCTTGTTGGTGAATGGTCGCGTGCCGAACTCGAAGAACCTGGCGTACCACGCCCGCTTGTTGCCGGCCGTCACGTTGACCGCGAGATACATCTCGCCCTTGGCCGCGATATCGGCAGAACGCCCCTCACGCAGGCCGCTCGAATCGCTATTCCGACCCGCCCAATCCCAACGGATGCTGGTCTCCAGCTCGCCGCCATCGTCGATGTTCGGCGCCAGGCGCTTTTGCAGCGCCACCAGGTCGGCCGCGCTGCCCGCGAGAGCGTCGCTCATCTGATCGCGGATGCTGAGCGGGATGGCGTTCAGCTTGTCCTTGAGCTGTCCGACGCGCTGAAAGGTGGCCTTCGCCATGGCAGAGCCCTCAGGCAGAGGCCGCGCCGGCGACCACGACAAAGTCGATGGTTCGGCGCCGCATGTCGCGATCGGCGACGCTGACGATCTGATAGACCTTGCCGGCGATGATGACGCGGAAATCCGCCGTGACCTGGTCCATGTCGGTCGACCAGCGCACCTGCAGCGTGCCGGGAACCTCGCTCTGGAGCCGGCCCGCTGCCAGCTGCTCGCGCCCGCCCTGCGATAGCAGATCGCCCCACACCTTCTTGTAGAGCGCCCAGCCCTTCTGGACGTTGCCGGTCGGGCTCTCGTTCACGAGCGGGCTCTGGAACTCGCAGCGGGTGCGAAAGCGACGTGCCCTGGCGGCCTTGTCCTCACCATCGGCCATTGTGGGCTGCCAGAAGGGGGCTTCCATCATGCCAGCGCCGGGTCGCGGTCGCGCCAGAGGATCGACTGCACCGCGGCGCTGATAGGCTGCGGTTCGCCGTCGTAGAGCGCGCGGATTACCAACAGGATCGCCGTCTGGACATGCTCCGGCACCGTGTCGATCGTCCAACCGCGGTCGAGCGGCCCATCAGCCGGCTGCGGCTTGAGATAGCCGAGCACGATCCTGGTGCCCTCTCGCGTCATCATCTCGACATCGGCTTCGTCATCGACAGCGTCGATGCGGAGCCGCGCGCGAACCATGTCCAGAGTCACGAGCGGAGCAGTCGCCATCGCTACTTGCCTCCACCCAGCTTGATCGGAGCCGGCGCCTTTTCCGCCAGCACCGTGCCGTCCTTCCCGTCACGACCGCGCTTGGCTGCAAGGGTCCAATGCTTTTGCTGGCCGTCCGGCTTGTCGGTGGTGTCCTGGTCGCAATGCCAGAGCGAGCCGCCCCAGGTCACCGTGTCACCGCGCTCGTATGCCTCTCCCTCGCGGTAAACGCCGCGGTAGATCATCACCGGGAAATGCAACTCGTAATGCTCGGCGACATCGCCGCGGGCGAACTTTAGGATGACCGTGCGGTCGTCCTTCTTCTCCACGTCGAAGTCCTCGAGCGAGAAGCCGTCGCGGCCGTCCTTGCCGATGACCGGGCCTAGGTCGCGTGTCGATCCGTCTGTCAGAGTCAGGATCAGATTGCCAGTACGATCCAGAAAGGCGCCGGCTAGGCCAACACCGTCGCGGCCATCGGCACCGTCCCGTCCATCCTTCGGAGCCGGCATCGCGGCAACCGCCACCGCCATCTTCTCGTCGATCAGCCGCTCAATCTCGGCCGGATCCGCGTCCTTGCCGTCCGCGCCGTCTTGCGGCTTCGGCAGGGCGGCGACGGCCTTGGCCACCTCTGCGGAGATCAGCGGCATGATATCCTCGGCCGTCACGCTTCTTCCGTCGGCGCCGTCCTTCCCGTCCGCCGGCGTCGGGATGGCGGCGACCGCTTCGCGAACCAGCGCCCTCACGTCCTCCAGGCTGGCGGCTTCCTGGGAGGGCGCCGCATCTAGGCGCCGCTCAATCTCCTCCAGGCGAGAGACGACAGGCGCGAGAGCGCCCGCGACGAGGGACTTCATGACGACCGAGATGTCCGCCATGAAGTCTTTCATCTCGCGTTCGTCCATGCCGACATCCTCTCGCAAGCTGGGCATCGTCAGGCGGCGAGCCGATAGCGGCTCTGTTTGATCCCGAGTGCCGGGTCACCCCGCCAATGCGCGCGGACCAATTCCAGCCGGCCGAGGCGGATGCGCAGATGCGATCGCACGAAGTGCAGCGCCTTGGCGCCGGTCAGGTAAGCGTCGTGGGTCCCGCCATCGCCCTGGTAGTCAGGCGGGGTGATGCGCAGTTGGATCTCGGTCCAGGCATTCAGCGGGAACTTGCCGACGATGCCCTTGGACTTGGCGATGGCGCGTTGCAGCCCGGCGTGCGGCATGTGCTGTTTGCGGCCGATCACGCGGGGCGTGTTGATCATGGCCAGGGCCGAGAGCAGCCAGAAGATCCAGCCTCTCATCTGCGCTTCCGTTTCGCCATTTAGATGGCGAGGGACAGGAAACTCAAAGTCCAGCCCGGCTTTTGGCCACGCGCCTCGAAGGAGAAGCTGGCCGATTTTCGGAGAGGACATGAAAAACCCTGGCGCCGCGCTCTCGGCGGCCCATAGGCATTCCGCCCACCGCATCTCGCCGTCTGCGCCGTCCTCAACGTGCTCGATGAGCAGCACGCCTTGTCGAGAGCCATCTTCGCCACGCCACTCAAGCCAGGTTCTGGGCGCTGGGAGAAAGAAGAGATTCTCACCGACCATTCGACCCGCGCGGCCAACATCATTCGCAAGGCGCTCGGCGAGATTGCCGCAGGTCTCGAACACTTCGGAAAGTTCGAAGCAATGAACGTCGTCAAGGCGATCTAGGATACCTGCCCCGTCCCGGAACGTTCGCCGCGCCTTCGGCAGCGTCAGTTCCTTGGCGATGCGGTGCGCGAGAGGAGTCATTTCTTGATCTCGACCGCCTTCATCGCTCTGGATGGGCGCACCTCCATGATGAATGTTCCCACCCCTGCCGACCACGGGGACCAAGGAAGCGACCCACCGATATCTCGCGTGGTGAGGTGAATGTGAATTCCGGCATCAACTGCGTTCTGGACGGCGGCGTTGAGCGCTCTGGCCGCCTCCTCAATGGCGGCCAGCAGGCCGTCATCCGGCCCCGCTACGATCGGCGACAGGCCGATCCGCGCGCGCACTGCGTTTGGCGAAAGTTCGCCATCATTGATTTCCTTTTGGGGCATTCCAAGCTCCGTCATGTTGGACACATCGGCCGACGCGAGCCTCCGCTAGAGCGGAACCGCGCCAAGCCCAACGCCTTTGGCCAGCATCTCCCGCCGCCGAAGGCTGCGCGCCGCCCTGGCCTCGTCCGAGTTGTCATTTGCCGTCGCCGGCGGCTCTGATGGCGCGGCCGAAGGCGCGGCGGTTGTGCCGAATGGATCGGCCTGTGCGTCACGCTTGGCCAGTGCCTCCAGGCTGTAATCCTGCTGCTGCCGGTAAACGGCGTCTCCGCCAGCGACCGGAGGCAGGTTCACCTTCGCCCGGGCTTCATTCGGCGTGAACGTGTTCTTGCCCTTGTCCAGCACCTCCATCTGCGTGACGCTGTCCATCCGCAGGAGGTTGTCCGTGTCGAGTTCAGTCCCGAGCGTGTCGCCAGTCCCGAGGCCTTCATCAAGGCAAAGCTCGATGGCCTCGATCAGCACCTGCAGGCATTGCGAGTAGTACTCGACGTTGAGGCTCTGCACGTTGTTGTAGCTCGGCAGTGCGCCGACGCCGATCTTGTAGGGCGGCACGTGGTAGACCGAGCAGACGACCTCGGCCGACCACTTCAGCTGCTCGATCAGCTGGGAATCGACCGCCTTTGCCGCCAATGCCTCGTACTTCAGACCGTCACCTAGAACCGCGATCTTCCCGGCGTTCTTCCCGGTGAAATTGGCATTCCAATACTCCTTCAGGCGCGCCGCCGTCTCGTCGGCGATAGCCCCTGGGGCCGTCAGAATGCCACCCGGCCGCGCGCCGTTGGTGAAGAAGTTGGTCGAGTTGTTCTGGATCGACAGCCCCTGCATCGCGGCGAGGCCGCCGGCGAAGATCGGCGACAGGCCTACCAGCGGATGGAAGAAGCAATTGAACCGGTCATGAATGATCTCACTGGCCGGAACAACGATGCTCGCCTCAGGGATGCCCGAGAGATTGTCTGTGTTCAGCTCGTAGAAGACCGAACCATCGTCTGCCACCAGCGGCGTAACCAGCAACGGATCAAGTACATAGAGCCGGTTCACCACCTTCCGGCTGTCGCGCTGCTTCAGGATGTAGGCGTTCCCGCGCTGCAGTTTCGACAGCACCCAGCTCTCCATGAACTGGATGCGGTTCTGGAAGTGGTTCGGCTTCCGCAGCACCGGCGAATAAGCGGAGTTCTTCACCTCCTGCCAGATGCCGTTGCTATCCTGCTGGACAAGCTTGATCCGCAGTTTCGCGATATCCGAAGCGATCAGCGTCCGGCAGGCAAAATCGGCGTGGAACGACAGGACGGAGTCGTAACGGACCTCGACGTTCTGCTGCCACGCACCGGAGAAGCTTTCGAGGATGCGCCACCAGCCAGAGCCGCGAGGGACGACTGGCGACAGCGCCTCATGCCGCTTGCGCGTGATGTCGAGGCCGAACAGGCGCACGGGCTCAGGCCTTCGTGGTATTCACGACGCCAAGCCTGGCGCCACCATCTAGGATGAGCAGCGGCGGCGCGTCAGGACCGGCATATTGCTCCCACTGTGCATTGATCATTTCTGCCTGTGCCTGGGACACGACGCGCGGCATCGTCAGCACAAAGCGGTCACCGGGCCGAAGCTCAAGCCGGTGGAGGTCGCCGAGGAAGCGGATCTCTTCTTCCATGATCAAGCTCCCGCCTTCGCTTCCGCGATCTTCTCGCGCAGCTTGTCCGCGTCCCAGTCCATGAACGGCCGCTTGCCGACGAGCTGCTCATATTCGGCACGAAGCGCAGACAGGTCGTCTGCCGGAGCTGGCGCCGGCGTTGAGCGATCTGCGCTCCCGCCGTATCCAAGCTTCTTCAGGACACGAGCGTAGCGGGGATCGGACGAGCGCATCGCCCGGTCCATGTAGGTCTGCGAACGCATCAGATGATCTCCCGCCTGCCAAAATAGATACCGGCCGCAGTCGCCCGCGGCCGGCTGTTATGAGCCCCGATTAGGGCGTGACCGGCTCGCCCCAGTTGACATTGGACAGGAGCGCCACGGCGCTGGCGCGGCGCTTCATCCAGTCGATGGTGCGCTCGGCCCGGAAGCCGACGCTGTTGGTCTGCCAGAGGCTGACCAGCTGCGCAGCCGTCGGGGTGGACGAGTCGCCAGTTGGCGTATCGCTCATCTCCAGCGACGCCTCCTGGCTCATATCGACCGCGATGCCGCCCTCGTCCGCCAGGTAGATGTCGGACGCGTTCACCAGGGCCACATAGGCGCCGGTACCGGGATCCGGCACATACTCGGAGACGATCACCGGCAGACCGAACAGCGTGCCGCCGTTCATGCTGATGCCGGGGAATTCGGCCTGGCCGAGCGGGTTCTGCATCAGCGACAGCGACAGTGCCGTGGTCGCCTTCATGATCCAGACGCCGCTGGTCGGAGCGTTGTTCGCAGCGATGAAGGCGGCAAACAGCGCCTTGATGTCGTTGCGCACCGCGTCGGCGTCGTTGCCGGACGAGGCAACCGGGGCCACGCCGTTCGTGATCGACGCCGGGGAGACGCCGGCCGCCGCCGCCTTGGCGGGGTCGATGAAGTCCCGATCCAGCCGCTCACGGAGCGCGGCGGCCAGCTGGTCGCGGATGATCGTCTCGGCCGACGGGCTGGAGTCCCGCAGGGTCTCCATCGTCGCCACGGCGATGTTCGCGACCTTCAGCGGCTCCAACGTCTTGCGCTCGAAGTCGAACTTGGTCAGCGGCTTCGCCTTGCCCTCACCCACCCAGTAGCCCTGACCGCCGGAGGTCTGGCCGATCAGCGGCACGCGGAACGGCACGCGGCGGAGCGACGGAATGCCGTTGGTGCCGAAGCGGCCCAGGATGGTCTGCGGGCGCAGGAATTCGACGAAGTCGGCGAAGACCGAGGTCTCATCCCCGACGAGGGCGCCCGCCCAGGTCGCGTTGCTCGTGGTCGCGGCCGGGACTGCGGCCTTGGCCAGGATGCCGTAGATCGGCGAATCCTCGCCATACAGTTCCTTGGCCAGCGTCCGCGGGCTCTCGCCGTCCAGCTTGGCCAGCGCCTTGACGCGGGCCAGGCGGGCGAACGCGATGCCGGGGGCGAGCTTCGGCGCCTTCACGACGACCGCGCTACGCGCCTGAGTGCCGGCGTCGGCAGTCTCGACTTTGGTGATGGGCTTGGCGGCGGCGGCCTTGGTGGCCTCCAGGGCGCGCAGGCGCTTCAGGTCGGCGTCGATCGCCTTCACTTCGGCATCGAGGCTATCGAACTCCTCCTGCTCGGCCTGGTCGGTCGAGCGGCCATCATCGATGCTCTTCTGCATCACCTCTTCCATGCGCGCGGCATTGGCGGCGCGCTTGGCTTCCAGAGCAGCGATCTGCTCCGCGAGCGTCTTCATAGTCGTGGCCTCCTTGGGCCTCAGGTTCACGGGTTTGGTGGATCTTCCCGAGGCGCCGGGAGGTGCAGGCCGATCCGCTGCCTTCGGCTCCTTGCCTGTCGCGGCGAGCAGTGGGGCATCGATCGACTTGATGGTGGAGATCACGGCGTCGGCGTTCGCCGGCACGGTGACCAAAGAGAGCTCAAGGACTTCGGTCTTGCTGAACCAGATGCCGCCGTCGTCCATGAAGGCGTATTCGAGAGCGCGGAACCCGATCGAGACGGCCCGGACAAGGCCTGCCTTGACTTCGCCCCAGGCGGTGTCGACGCGGTCCTTCAGCGGGCCAGGCTCGGCGATCTGCGGAAGCCGCGCCTCGAAGGTGATCCCGTCCTTGGTCGGCCGATCGAACGTCACAGTCCCGACCGGCCGGTCGCTGTCGTGTTGGTGTAGCAGTGGCAGGGGGTTCTTGAACTGGACGCCCATTGGATCGACGATGTCGCCGGACCGGTCAGGACTGGGTGTGGTGGCAATGCCACGGATGATGCGCTGGTCTTCCTCGACCGCCTTGACGGTCAGGATCGAATAGGCACGGTCCATAGCTGCCCTCCAAAGCAGAAGGGCGCCCCGAAGGACGCCCTTGCGCTCGGCCTGACCTGGCGGTCAGACGATGATCATCTGGTACTCTGGCTTTCGGCCTTCGAACTCGGCCGAAGCGGCGCCGGTCGCCATGGCCAGCGTCACCAATCCATCAATCCGGCCCCGGCTTCGCTTCTTGTCGAAGGCCCGGTTCTTCTGCCCATCGCTGACCAGCGCCGCATTGGCGGCACAGGCATAGGTGACCGGCGAGGCGTCGATCGTGATGCCGCCAGTCAGGATCCGGTCTTCCAGCTTCTCAACCGATCGCGGCATGCAGAGTTGCCTGTCCTCGAAGATCACCCGCGTGCCTTGGGCGTGGCTGACGATCTTCAGCCCATGCCCTGACGGCTCGTCCGGCCCTCTCCAGCGCCAAACCGGAAAGCCGATCTCCTCGCATGCCTTCTCGAAATCGCCGATCCCCGCCGGGTCGAACGCCAGGAACTCGACATCATGCTCAGCGCAGATCTCCGCGACCTTGGCGGCCACGAACGTCTTATCGATCACGGCGCCAGGCACCGCCTCGATATGGCCGGCCTCGACCCATTGGTCATACGGCGTCATGTCGGCGCGCGCCCGATCGGCGAGACCGGCCTTCGTCGTCCAGTACCAGGTCTTGGCCAATAAGTGCCCTGTGGCAGCCATCCAGACTGCCGTCAGGGCCGTCAGGTCGTTCTTCTGCGAGAGGTCAAGCGACAGCCAGCAGCGACAGCCGCGCAACTCGTCCGGCGCCACCTTCCCCTGGACCGACGACCACGACTCCTCGTCGATCCAGAAATCCACGGCCCCGGTCGGGATGCCGAAATACAGCCGCTTGACCGACATCGCAGTCGAGAGCAGCGACTTCGCCGTATTCACCTCTCCGCGGATGTTCTCGATCGGGAACGTGATCCCCAGCGCCGGGAGCGCCTTCGGCCAGCAGGCCTCGTTCTCGAACACCGTGTCGCGATCAGCCTTATCGACCCGGGCGATGAAGGCGAATGCCTCGTCGTCCTGGATCTCGCCACGGACGATCTTCTGATAGAACTCCGAATAGCCGGTGCCGACCAACTGGGTCGACGCCGGGGTGTTGGTGCCCAAAAGCATCAACGCATCGCCCGGCATCTTCGCGATCGCCCGTTTCCAGGTCTCAATCGACGTGCCGTGCTTGAATTCGTGGATCTCGTCCGCCAGAACCGCCGTCGGACGCGGGCCGCTGATCGCCTCACCGTTGGCCAGAGACCGAAAGAACGACGCCGAATCCGGATGCTCGATCTTCCAGGCGTTGTCCAACTCGCCGCGGATGACGACCTCGCCACGTTGCTCCAGCGTGTCGGACTCTTCGCCACCAGGGATCGGCGACCGGCACATCGCCACGGCGTCGCGGAACAGTACGTTGGCCGTCGCCTTATCCTGGCCGATCGAATAGACCTCAGCGCGCGGGATCCCGTAGTAGCCCATCAGGTACAGGCCGATCGCCGCCATCAGGGGCGACTTCGCTTGCCCCTTCCCCGTCTCCATCCAGCCATTGCGGAACCGGAGCCGGCCGCTTTCCCGGTGCCAGCCGAACAGCGATCCGACGCAGAACTTGTGCCAGGGCAGCAACTCGAACGGCGCCCCTGCCTTCGCGCCCGCCGTGATCGACAGGACCGCCGGGAAGAAGCCGATCGCCCGCTCGGCCCGTTCAGGCCGCCAAACCAGCCCCCTTGCCGCGCCGTCCTTCAGATCGCGGAGATGTCGTTCCGCAGCCAGGCCAACCAGTTCGCCGACGACGATGCGGCCCTCGACAGCGTCGACCGCCCAGGCAGTCGTCGGGTCATTTGGCAACTGGCCGGAGATAAGCATCGGCCGCCCTCGCCTTCCGCGCGGTGCGCTCGACCTTCGCTGCTGCGTTACGGCGTCGCGGCGTCAGCCCCAGCTCTGCCTCCAGCGCCGCCGCGTCGGATGCGGCCTCGCGCATGGCGGTGAAGTACGGGCTCAGCCGCGCAATGGCCTTCGGATTGCCCGGCCGTGGCTTCGTCACCGCGCCCTTCTCGGCGACCACGCGCGCCGCGGCGTCGTAGATCAGGTAGGCGCAGACTAGACGCTGAATCGAGTGGCCGTTGGACGCCGCAAGCGTGTTGCGCTCGCGCATCTCTGTGGTGATCACGCGCCAGTATTCGCGCGCCGCGTTCACCTCCACGATATCGCTGAACAGCGTGCCCCACTCGGGCTCTTGAACGATGGAGCCAGTCCCGTCGACAGCTTCCATTTCAGACCTCGATCAGGCCCGATTTGGCCCAACTTTTTGGTTCAGATTTGCTTTCGGTGCGAATGGAGGGCCCGCGCCGGCCCCCCGGGGAGGCCGCGCAACTTTATTACACCCCCCCCCACCGGATGGTGATATTTCTGCAACACATGCGAATTACGCATGCCGCGACCGCGAATGTCATGCGTACTACGCATGCTGCACCGCAATGCGCTACTGCGATCCATTCTCATCGACCGCGGTTCCATGGATGCCCTGGATCGAGCGGCCGACCGTCAGCTCTGCTGCCGACCACGTGCCCTCTTTTCTCCTGCCGCTGCTTGGTCGCATCGTGGTGAGGCTGGCACAGGCCCCAAAGGTTGGCTCGGTCGAAGAACAGCGCCTCGTTGCCTCGGTGCGGTCGCTTGTGGTCAACGATGGTGGCGGCCGTCACTCGCCCTTGCTGCTCGCACATGGCGCAGAGCGGCTGATCCCTGAGCGTCGCTGCCCTGGCCGCGTACCAGCGCTTGGTCTTGTAGAGCCTGCGCCAAGCCTCAGCCTCGGCGCTGCGCTGGTTACGGCGGACTGTCATGCGTCTCACAGAAGATGTGCCGCAATGTCGTTTTTCTTGTTGCCGCCATACGACGAAGTGTCGTATATCTGGATCGTGGTCAGGGGCCGGATGGTCCGGCTCCCCGCCACTCACCAAAAGGAGGTGAGACCAATAATCGAGGTAACGTTCTGGGTTAAGTTCCGGAAGCTGATCTTCGCGGTCACGATCCGGATCTAACCTAAACCGGCCCGGGGAGCTTGCACCTCTCCGGGCCACCTCGAAATATAGGTCCAAAGCCATGAAGCCGCAAGATCTCGTCCGCTTCCGCCACAACCGTGACATGACGCAGACCGACCTAGCCGTCGAGCTTGGCGTCACCCTCCGCTCGGTTCAGCGGTGGGAGAAGGGTGAGGCGCCGATTACCAAGATGCTGGAGCTCGCTATGGAGACGCTGCGCGCTCGCAGCCCAAGCGTGTTCGACTAAATGGGAAGTCCGCGGCCCCACGAAGGATGCAGAATGACCACGACCATCTACGCCCTGATCGACGCGCGCGACGGCGTCGTTCGGTATATCGGCCAGACCAAGGCGCCGCTCTCGGCCCGGCTGCGCGGGCATCTGCAGGCGGCGCGTCGCCAATCAACACCATTACATGCCTGGGTCGCAGATGCTCACCAAGCCGGCGCGCTCAGCATCCGCGCGCTCAAGCAAACAGATAGGCCGGACGTTGAGGAGCGCGTGGCCATTCGTGAGCACTCACGAAGCGGCCTTCTGCTCAATGTCAGGCACGGCGGCCGGCGGGCGCCGCCGTCCAAGAACCTTATCTTGGCGAGACCAGTCATGGTGGCGCCGGACGATAATGGCACGTTGCTGATCACGTGCCCCTCTCTCCCAGAAGTCACCACGTTCGCCGCTTCGCCGAAGGATATTGTCAGGCGAGCCAATGACGCCATCGAGGAGGCGCTCTACGCGCGCTCAGCCAGCGCCTGAACGAGAAAGCCAGGCGCGGATGACCGGCCGGGCTCATCTTGCGGCCCCAACTCGGGACCATAGCTATATCTGGACCAAACTAGCCCCCGATGTCAAGCGGCTCGTTGCGGCTGGGTTGGCCAACCGCGCATCCGGCAGAACAGGTTCAGCCCGTCAAGGAGCTGTTCCTTGGCGTACCCTTTCCGTTTCTTGCGCGCCGCGTCCACCGCGGCGAGCGCCATCCCCTCGACCAGGACCAGGATTATTGCCGCATGGTCGATCCGCTGGCGCTGCGCCTCCAAAGCCCATGCCCAATACTCGGCCATGGCCTCAGAGTCCCAATCCGAGAAGTCGCCCTTTCCAGACCCGCGCAGCTCATAGACCGGCGGCTTGTGGCCCATGCCGCGGGTGACGAGCGAGAAGCCGCGCTCGATCGCCACGGCCGCGTCCTGAAGCGACGGATGGAGCCCATCCCATAGCCTCGCCTCGAGCACGCGCCGGCGGCACTGGATCACCTCGATCCGCTTCAGCCCCTCTTGCCGGTAGCGAACTTTCACGTCCTCGGTCGGGCTGTGCTTCTCCTGCCAACATTCCGGCGGCGTGTTCTCGGACAGCCGACGCTGCGCCTTAGCCTCCTCGCGCATCCTGCGCTCGGTCGCCAAGTGGCGGTCGATCCTGGCCATCGCCTCGTCGGTCAAAGGTTCGTTCGCCATCATCCCCTCCGCTTCGAAAGCGCCTTCACCAACTCGGCCGTGCCGAGCCATAGGCCTGCCAGCACGCATAGCCACCACGGCACGGTCGCCGGCCTCTGGTCGATCGCGAACGCAGCGGCGCCGAGGTAGAAGAACGTCGCCCAGAACCAGCTCATGCTCCCCTCCGCTGGGCTTGCCGCCCGTAGTTGCGCTGCCGCCGCTGCGCCCGCTCGATCTGTGCGCACCGCCGTTCCACCGCCTCGACTTTGCCCTTCAGCTCGGCCCACCACAGGTCACCCGGCACCATCGTCCGCATCACCGATCCCTCCGCCCGTAGAGCCGCACGGCCTCGGCCATCACGCCCTGGCGCAACCAGTCGTTCTCGATGTCCTCCGGCCGCAGCATCACGACCCCCTGCCGCAGCCAGGCCGCGCGCCGCATCCGGTGCAGCTGGTCGTCGTCCGCCGGGGTCTGCGGCACCAGCCGGCCGAGGGGCGAACGCAGCGCCGTCATGCCGAGGCTCCAGCATCACGATTTCCAACGCCCGCCGCCGTGCCTCGCATCTCGGCGTCGATGCGCCGGATCTCGGGCAGTGCGGCTGCTGGGTCGGCGAAGAACTGCTCCCGGAGCTCGACGGTGCGCTTGCCGTAGCCCTTCCTGGCCATGCGGCCGAAGACGTCGTGGGCGAAGGCGCCGTCGGGCAGGTCGAAGATCGACCGCTTCGGCTTCGCCGGCTGGCCGCCGTGGCCATTCGCCTTCGGCTTGTCGCTCAGCGCGTCGATCACGTCGGGCTCGAACGCCTTCAGCGTCGCCCTGGGCTTGTGGCCATCGGCCTTCAGCTTCGCGTTCCGGCTGTCGAACACGTGCCGGCAGAGCGCAGCCGTGGCGCCCTGCTCGACGAGCCGCTGTGCGACGACGAGGTCGGTGGGGGCGGGCCATCCCCGGGCCTGGGCCTCGCCGTAGACCGCGGCCCGGCTTCGGTCGAATTCGGCGATGATGGCGGCAGCCTCGTCCACGCCCCCGCCCTGGTCCGGCGTGCTCGGACTCGCGGGTCCTGGAACTGACGTAGACGGTAGATCTTCTCTTAAACTGGAAATGGTATATCCATGGGCCTTGGCTTGGGGGTTAACCCCCCGGTTGGCATCCGAGGATATCCCGGAGGGTTTTCCGGGCTGGTTATCCTGGGCCTTGAGTTTCGGGTTCCCCCCTCCCCGGCCGTTCTCCCGGTCCCGCTCCTCCTTGGCCTTATCCCTCACCATGCGGCGGGAGAAGATGGCGCCGGTGTCCGGATCGGTGCTGAAGATGCCGGCCTGCTCGAGCTCGGCCAGTAGCTTCCGGATCTCCTTCTCGCTGCCGCCGAGGAGGCTGGCGAGCTGCCGGGCGCTGGGCGGCTGGCCGGCGATCAGGAGGAAGCCCGGGCGGTCGC